AAGGGCGATTGACGCCAAATTGCAAACAGCCGTCTCATCCTTATCAGTGTACTCTAAAATTTCCGTACATAAGTTGGAACTCTTAATTGTACCCAAGTTCTTTTGATTTGACTTCTTGTTACACGCATCCTTGTAAAGCATATATGGTGTACCAGTCTCCGTCTGCGACTTGAGGATTGCCTTCCAAACTTCCGCAGCTGGTACAGTCGCATTTGCTCGTCCTTCTTCCTCATACTTTGTGTAGAGAGCTTCAAACTCTTCACCCACAGCATCCGAAAGACCGGGTGCCTTATCTGGGCAGAAGAGAGACCACTGACCACCCTGCTCAACTCTCTTCATGAAGAGATCTGGAATCCAAAGAGCTGTGAAGAGATCTCGACATCTCGCTTCTTCGTCACCTTGGTTGAGGCGTAGCTCCAAAAATTCCATGATATCCGCGTGCCACGGCTCGAGATACACCGCGATAGATCCCTTTCTACGACCAGCCTGATTTACATACCTCGCAGTAGAATTAAATACACGAAGCATGGGGATAATACCATCTGATTGTCCATTTGTACCTCTAATACGAGACTTATTGGCTCTTACATCATGGATGTGCATACCGATACCACCCGCCCATTTTGAAATTTGAGCGCATTCAGTCAGAGTACCATAAATACCATTAATCGAGTCTTCCTTATTCGCAATCAAGAAACACGAACTCATTTGTGGTCTTGGAGTACCTGCATTGAAAAGAGTTGGTGTTGCGTGAATGAAAAGACCTTGTGACATTTTTTCATAAGTTTCCAATACCGATGGGATGTCTTCACCGTGAATACCAATGGCAACTCTCATAAACATGTACTGGGGTGTTTCCATCAACACACCATCAAGTTTCTGAAGATAAGACTTTTCAAGAGTTTTAAGACCAAAATAACCAAAGTCGTAGTCTCTTTTAGTTACAATATCATCTCTAACACGCCCAGAAATGCGTGCAACTTCTTCTGTAACAATACCAGCTTTAGCTAGCTTTTTCATAGCGATATGAAAGTTGTTTGGGCACACCTTTTGAATGTTACTAGCAGTAATACGAGTTGCCAATATTTCATAATCAGGGTCGGTAGTAATCATACCGATGCACACTTCAGCAGAGAGTGTATCGATCTCCTGAACATTAATGCCGTCATATAGTGAGGATGCAACCTGTTGTGCAACTTTGGAAGAGTCACAATTTTCCGAGAGACCGTATGTTAGATTCTTGATCCTATTGGTGATATTGTCAAATTTCATATCCTCAATACGACCTGAGCGCTTAACGACTCTCATCCTATACTTTACTAATTAATCTACTTGTTTTATTTTTAACTTACTTGCGGCACTTATTAACGTCACTTGCACGAACTTTCACCGTGCCTAAGGTTTCAAACTTGCGGTCTGATTGAAGAAGGTAGGAGTTTACAAAAAATGGTCCATCTTGTCCGGGCTTCGCTACTGGGGCATAAGATCCAACGAAGCAGGCTGGGGGTTTGCATGGAATTTCTTCAACATTGTTTGGCTTCTCGGCGTACACCGTGTCGAAGTCTGCAGCGTTCAACATTTAGTATTTACAGAGTTTTTTTTCGGAGGGTATATTAAATGTGTGACAACCTCCACCTCGATTCCCTCAAGCAGTGTGAGACTCCACTCAACACCTTGTTCTTTTCTGAGTTCAACCAAAATCTTCTTCAGCGTGGAATCCGTCAGGCGTTCAAGAACAAAACTGGCATTGCCATTGATCGTCAAAATCCAGATGACCTGTATAGCATTATGCGTGTAGTTTTTATTAACAACTCCGGTGATCATTATTCGCGTATCAACGAACAAGTACGAATGATGAACGAACGTGTCATTGAAACTGCAATTGGTCAGATTCAAACAAGTGTTTCTCAGTATATATCGTATATTAAAGATATCGACACTATCGCAACACCACTTGCTCAACCTATAAACACGAGTACTACGGGTATGAAAATGGATAAGAATAACAAAATCGGTATTAATTAAAGTTTTGAGTCGTTAACAAAATAAGATGAGCTTGAATTATTACAAGTCTGAAACTGAAAAAGTGTGTAAATCGAAGGGTTGGGACCGGGCTGCGGTTGATACGGTATGGCTTCTCCTTACCGAAGAAGTTGGTGAGTTGGCATCAGCTATTAGACAATACAAAAAAACGTACAAAAAAACTGGTCTGAAGAAAGAACGAGGAACGGACGTCATGATGGAAATGGGTGATGTTTTTAGTTATCTATTTCAACTTGCACATATGTTAGATGTTGATCTAGATAAAATGTGGGAAGAACACAGGTCCAAAATGAAGACCAAGAAATATAATCTGAAGTAAAAGTAACTATGAGTAACTTTATGCTCGAGGATGAAGAGGCTATCAATCGTATAAATCCATTTGTCCAACACGAATTCTCCCTTCCAGGAGGTGTAAGACAGACGGGTGATTTTACGGATTTCGCTGTTACAAGAGAAGAAAATGGTATAACTGATGCAGAAAAATCTGTATATTGTGACTATGGGTTATGCATGGATTCTAAAAGTGAATGTTCTTTATCTAAACCGTTACAACCTCGTAGAAATATTGACACGGGATTTACCAAGGATCGTATAAAAATTGTCCCCCAAGTTGTTGTGGGTGTTGCAAATAACCCAAAGATGTCTATTATAGGAGCTTCAATTCTTCTATTAGCTATCTCTCTAATTCTATATTACGCAAGACGTCGGTAAAATATTCTAATCTTGATTCGTTATCACATCTTTGTACCAAATCGGTAAGTGTTTCAATACAAAACTTTTTGATAAACTCTCTTTGCCAAGCACTATTCATATTAATACGAGGCGCTTGGAATGTGGGATCCAAAATTCTACTTGCGTTTGCTACACGAATATATGTATTTACGTGTTGTTTTTCAGCGATGATATTTTCAATGGCAAGTTCTGCCATTCTTTGCTTAACTTCAAATGTTTTTTTGCACATAGTGTCCAAAAACTTTTCATATGGAATTGATTGCGTCTTTGACTTCAAAATTACCCAATCTGCAAGAGGTTTGGTATTTATGTAATCCATGTATGTTTCATAACCCTTTCCACAAACAAATCGTTCATATTCAATCTCCACATAATCCAGACCGGAATCAATGTCATAGACAGCCTTGGCTGACTTGATGAAGGAAGACATTTGGTTTGATCTTGTGCTAATTCTCTAAGTAACTACCTAAGTCACAATTTGGTACTTAAAAGTTAAATAAAGACGAGGAACGCTATATAAAAGAGTAAAAATGTATTCGGCTATTGCCAACAATAGCTTCTCCTATCTCCTCACTCTTGATGAGTTTAGGAAGGAGCTTCCCGAGGAAACGAGACCTTCTTGGATAAAGATTACAACAATCACTATGGTCTCAAGCTTTATCCAAGAGATTGATATTAAAAAACTTCGCCATATTTTTGAAAACATTGGGTCTTTCAAATTGAGACGATCCGGAACTAATGGCAACGCTGGCTTTGAATGGAAGTTGAAACCAACGACTTTCTACAATCAGGTCACATTGACTTATCACGACAGTTACAGTACCAAGTCTGTGAAGGTTTTTCCAAATGGTTCCATTCAAGTCGCTGGATGCTGTGATCTCTTTGATTGTAAGCGAATCATCACCCAACTGACCTACATCTTCAAGACTTTCTTGGGAATGGACGTTCAAATGCCAGTGGATTCTTTCAGAGTTGTTATGATCAACTCTAACTTCAGTCTCAACTACAATATCAACTTGATGAGAGTGGCTCAACACTTTGAAAATCACCCAGACATTTTCAAGGTATCCTTTGAACCAGACAGATACTCAGCTGTGAAGATCAAGTTTCAACCAGCCCAAGATATGAAGGAGATTACTACGAGTATCTTCTCAACTGGCAAGATTATCATCACTGGTGCGGAGACGCTCAAGGAGATTGCCTTCGCTTACAACATTATCAATCAGCACATCAATGATGATCCACAAATTCGTGTATCACCCACAGAAGAGAAGGATGTCTTTGATGTCTTCTTAGGCTACAAGTGTGAACCAATGGTGGAACTTCTCAGAAGTAGGGGTTTCAACTCATGGATCCAGACAATTACCAACAGGCAAATTAATTTCTAACGTTACATTAATAAAAATGTCTCAACGACTTGGAATGGCAGACGGACGATGCTTTACCATTCATTCAGGATCTCAACTTCTTAACAACTACTTGATGCAACAAAACAAGATTAGTTTCGAAGATAATTATTCTTACCGCAAACTTCTTCAAAAGCAAGGTCCAGAACTTCTTAACAAAATGCAAGAACAATCTCGCGCCACATGCGATCCATGTGATCGATACACCGATATGTCTAAGATTTATTAGACAACTGAGCTAAATTTCAATAAAAACTTTAGAATCATACTCTAGAATGTTACAATGTGCCATATGTCTCAATGAGGTAAGGTCGACAAGGACTAATCCCCCAATCCGTTGCGGACATATGTTTCATTCCCATTGTATAGAAGAATGGAAAAGTAAAGGTAAGAATACTTGTCCAGTTTGTAGAAAAATATTTGACGTTTCAAAATTTAAGGTTGTAGTTACAATACAGAACAACTACACAGCAGCTTCAAACTCTGTGTCGTTGGAGAGTCAATCTATATTTAATATGATGGATATGTTTGATATGACATTTGACGTTGAAAACACCTTAGATTTAGACAGTCTTTTGGCGGACCTTGGGGTGAGTCTTTCCGACTTTGATTCCCTTGTCCTTGACGCAGAATGAACTACAGTAGCGTTCATAGTTTAGACCTGGATAGTTTCTATCCGCCTTTCGAGGATCCTTAATAGCCTTTCCAGACGCATCAGTCAGAAGTGGACCAGTAGCCCAACCTCTCTTGTGACTGAAGACATTGGCTTTGAAAACTATACGTCTATTTGGACCAAATTTACCAGCCCGCTTAACTCTGGA